CGAGGATGGCCTCATCAGTTATATCTGATGTGTCAACGTTGTCATCCGAGATCTCAGAAGTACCTCCACTAAGGGACTTCAAAGCCTCAGCTATGCCCACTACGGGCGACATTTTGGACGCTACGCGGTCCATTGCGTTCAGGATAGGGATCCTACCAGCCCGTAGATCCTCTCGGTCTACCCCGAATGTGAAAGATCCAACATCAATCCTCTTAATGGTTTCGTTGATATCACCACCTGCATAATCAATTAGAGTTTGAAATGCTTCTGATGCTCCTCTTTCTTTTACAAGTGCTAATAAGTATTGCTCTCTGGACAACCAGAATTCCACAGCACTATCAACAAAAGGATTATCCGCGCCTTGATTCATGCGCGATATCTCGGCCATAAGTTGCTCAGAGACCGTCAAACCTTTGCTCCTCTCTGAGAAAAATAACGCTGCAAGTGGACGATAGGCAGTACCTACACCCCACAGCTCACCCTTTTGACAATAGGAATCTTGCAAGAATATACCCACTAACTCTCCTTGATATTGGTAAAAGATTTGTTTCCCAGGATTAATGTCTAGGCCTAATCTTTTAGCCGCTGCAGCTAAAGGCTCATAAGTGCGTTCTTTACTGCTCAAATCGATGGCTTCGAGGGGTATAGCTAATAGCGTATCATCACCAGCCTGCGGGCCGATCACACCCTTAAACCCCATTAGAGATGGGATAGTAAGATGGACACCCGCTATACCGTACAGAGAACCTCCAATGTGAGTGAATTTAGCTCCACTAATAAGGTAATTAACCAAGCCGTATAGTCTCCAATCTCCAACTTGAACGTTAGGAACCTTATTATTACACTCAAGATAATCATCAGCATGTATGCGTGCTAGTTCATCATTTACTAAATAGTATTTGAAGCAGAGAATAAAAGCAACCGCATCCACCCAAGCATGCCATTTTGAATTAAAGAATGGTTTAATGCAATATTCAATAATGGACGCTAATCCCCATCCGGGAACTGTGGCGTCATACTGTGACCAGTCAGCTGCAAGAAAACCATATCCATTGGCACTATGCTCAACCATCCAACGCTTTATCATATCAACTCTAGTTGGCTTATCCTGAACTGAAGGGAAGCAGGGAACTTTTGCTTCCTTGATAGCTCTAATAAAAGCGTTTATAAGCATAGCCTCTACGCACGCCTGTATAGCGGAATTAGGAAAGACAGCCCTAGCTTTACCAGGTTTTGCGAGTAAAGCCCCATCTTCCATAGTCCAGCCGTGTTTCTGTATACGCGCAAGAAGAACAATAACGGATGTCAAATCGGTTGGGGAGGCGACCATATGATCGAGAATATAGGCCAACGCATCTTGGACTCTATAAGGATAATCCCCTCCAGTATTACTGTCATGCACCAGCGTCCCAACGAACTTTCTGGTATCCACCCCTGAATCTATGAGCAAGCGAACAGCAATATCATTTGTTAAAGGGGCACCTCCTTTCTTCAATACAGGATAACCTAACATACCATCCTTATCCTGTTCGAACCTGACTTTTGACAAACCGTCTGGTTGTAGCGATCCCATCGGTATATACTGCGCGAGATAATCTCTTATCTCAAGACATGAAGCAATGAATAATTCGCTCTCGGTCGAATCGGCAATATCCGGGATCGCCACAGATTTGATCATACCTTTAATGGCAGTATGAGTAACGTCCCCGACGTTATTTCCGTCAAATCCACCACCCGTAAGTGCCTGATCATGTTCAATCTCCCATAAAGTATACTCCGGTGAGTCTTTTTCTGCTGGTTCCTGTTTCTGATGTTGAGCGAGTACGTCCTTTGCATATTGTTCTATCTTAGCTTCTCGCTTCAACAGTTGGTTACTAACCTTGCTGGAGTGACCAGATAAAATTTTCATTTTTCCCCGAAATTTCTGGCCTTTCAAAGGCTGAGTACCGAACATCTTAACACCAGCCCCGATAGCATTGGTATTGCCATAAGGGTTATTAGTCGTTTCGACATCCGTGAGATAGTAACGATCCTGCAACTTATCAGCTAAGTCCGTTCTCGCTGATAGAGCTCTATTAACCCGATTCTTGACAATGTCCATTTGGAGCAACTCCGGACGTGGAGAGTATAAACCATACTTATCAACTGAGAAAAATTTCTCAAGTATGCCAGATGGCGCTCTGAAGTTTAATCCATCCATGAATTAAGTTCCTCCTAATACTTAATGACTGTGATGCCATTACCTGTATGGCTATCAGTGGTTCTGTT